AATGGCACCAAGGGTTAATGCAGTTGCAGGAGTCGTACCCGCTGCAGCGACTGTAGTACCGTCTGGACCTGGAGCCGGAGAACCGGTACCGTTGTTTACCAGACCAATACCAGTAGCTGCAGGAGAACCGCCCGCTTGGTCAATTACCGTTGACGTACCGGCAACAGTCGTACCAATCCACGATGCAAAGCCCGCAGTTCCTCGCGGAATGTTCGCAGAAGGCGAGGTACCGGCTGCAGCACCTGCGTCAGCAAGATCGTCGCTGAGAAGCATCTTTTCCATGTCTCTCTTGATTTCCTTTGCCCGCTTCGCTAACTGGTAAGCCTGGGTTGATTTTCTACCCGCAAAATCGACCGCCTCTGCAGTGCCTGAACTCATCACCGTTTTAGCACTTATTTGCGTGTAGTTACCCAACCTACGAGGCTCAGAAACTGCAAGGGCTTGGGGGTCATCCCCTTCGTCTTTGCGGTTATCAGCAGCCTGTGCAAGCGTGTCTGTCTGCCACTCAAAGTAAGTGTTGTCGCAACTGCCTTTGCCTACACCATTAAGAAATGGTGTGTCCATAGGGCTGATGTTGTATATAATATTACTGAGGTCTTCGCGGATACCTACGGCACCATACGTTTCCCTAGTATTTGTGGGAGCAGCCATTAGCTTTTCCTCCTTTGTTAAATGTCTACAAAATCCTCCAAGAGTGTAGAGGCATCTCTTACATGCCCACTCCCTTGAAGACGTTTCATTTGATCATTACGTTTAGACCTTAAAGAATCCCTTTTTGTCGTTCCTGAACCGGACCTGACAACTTTAGGTTTGTTCTTTAGCTTTTTAGCCTTTGGGTTAGCTTTCTGCATTTCATCATACTTTCTGGCTTTGTCCAAGACAATAACAGAACGATGGTCAATTAAAGAGTTTATTTCCTCTTGGGTATACCCAGACGAAAGAGCATATTCCTTTATGTTGGAAGACATTTTCTTTCTTGATTCTGGGTCAGACCATTCAGGAATAATTTCTGAAAGTTTTTGAACTTCTTGGTGAACAGCTTGCGTGTAAGCCTGCTTCATTTCAGCCTGCTGCTGATGCTGAAGCCTAGCCTGTTCTTGCTGCATACCCTGAATTCTCTCTTTCTTCTCCCTAAACTCATCTCTCTTGGTAACATACTCTAATGGGTCTTCTTCTTTCAAAGTCGCCCAATCAAAACCTGCATATTCCTCAAGACCTGACATCGACTGTTGTACAACTTGATTTAGTGCTTCAACGTACTGATTACGCTCTGATTGAGCATGAGAGATTTCATTTTGCCACTGATTCCTCAGAGCCTCCATTTGTTTTTTCTCTTCTGCAATCTGTTGCGTTTTCTTGGTGTAATCTGACTGGCGTGAATAGCCTCTCATAAGCTCGTCAAGGTTTACTCCAACTTCCTCACCATCAACGGTTACGGCATAGAGTTCCTCTTCGTCTTCTTCGTCAGCGGATTCAGATTCATCCTCTTCTTCAGATGCCTCCTCTTCCTCTTCCTCCTCAAATGATTCATCTTCCTCTTCAGGTTGAGACTCTTCAACTTCGGTAGGTTCAACTTTCTCCTCCTCTGGCTTTTCCTCTTCAGGGGTCAGTAGACTGAGAATAGCTTCCTGCGCTTGAGGAACACTTCCCTCTCGCGCGGGTATCGGCTCAGTAGCCGGGTGCGGGGCAGGTTGCGTATCCGCCATTTCTTATTTCTCCTTAAATGAATGGGTGTTGCTTTTCCAAGACTTTATTCATGTGTCCGGTTTCTACTATGGACTGTATATGTAGATAAAGTTTGTCAAGCAGTCGCATTGCAAGCCAGATAGATTCTCTGGCCTCCAATTCATTCGAGCCACTGTGATTCCATCGGCTCATTAAATCTTTTTTTAGTGTGTCAAATGCTTCGTTAAATATCGGGTCTCGTAGTAAGGCTTTAGCCTTTCCTTCCCTTTCTTCTGGTGTCATGTTCTACCTATTGCTACGGCACGATTCTGTTCTCGTTCAAGGTTAATCTCTTCCTGTTTCAGATGGGAGTCTACCGCTAACTTCTGGTATTCCTGCTGAATCTTCTGAGCCTTGATCTGAACTTCCGCTGCCTTGATTTTCAGTTCTTCCTGTTTGACCTGGGCTTCTAGTACCTTGGCCTGTTCTGCCGGGTCTTGTTGGCCCTGCTGAGGTTGAATAACATCCGGGTCAGTCAAGTAGTCATCTACATTCTGGAATCCCATCGCCTTAATAAGGGACGCTCCAAGATTATACATGTTCTTCATGCTGACAATAGGAAGACCACCCTTCATAGCCTCACCGGCAAACTGTAGCATCTGCGACAGGTGAGACATCTGTTGGTCCTTGTTGCCGCTTCCAAGCGCAACACTAACCGTACAGTCATACTTATCTTTCCAGACATCAGGTCTGACGGGAACCCACTCGTTCCTTAACATGATCATCCTCTCTTTGTCCTGATTCTTATACAGGAGTTCGTAGATTCGTATCATCAAATCCTTTACGCCAGTTTCTGCAAAGTTTCTTGCCACAAGTTCCACACGACTCTGCGCGGCTGACATAACAGCGTTGACAGCAGTAGCAGTCGTATGCGAGGTTAAGGCGTTTTCATTCATTCCCTGACTCATTCTTGATACACCCGCTCTTGACTCTCTTACACCGTCAAGATACTCTAGCATCTGGAATGTGTAAGGCTCTAGTGATGGGGTTGCCAAGGGCGTAACCGCATTGGGGGATTTTACTCTAACCACCCCTCCAGGGCGTTGGGTTAAGAGGTCATCAAGATTAGCCTGACCCTCAAGGACTGCATACCGACCAAAGTTCTGGTTGTACATATTGTCCATCAGGTTTCTCATCAGGGTACTCTTCATTAACTGAAGGTCCATAACAAGATCGGCTATAGACAGGCCATAGAACTTATGCGGTATTTTAACCGGGGTCAGCGAGACAAAAGGAATGTTGTCAATCTCTTCATTAGAGAGAACGGTGGAACCAACAGTACAAACTTTTCTTAATTCTGTTATCCCATCATCATTATAGTCTGTCTGCAAATAAGACTCATGCAACCAATAGGTTCTTAATCCATCTTCCCCATAGGTCGCATCACCCCAACCTTCCCAGTATTTGGCAGACTTGTCAAACTGATACCTTTCCAGTCTTTCTGTAGAGAAGTCTACCATATCCTCGGAGCCTCCTTTCAAGTCCTCCGGGTCAAGGTTCTTATCAGGGTACATCTCTCTCAATTCTGAAAGAGTCTTTAATACTCTGTGGCAGACGAATCTAGCTTCTGGGATGCTCTTTGCTTCCCGGTTAATCAGGAACTCTGAAGGGGGTACATTCTCTATCTTTATCCGGCCATCATAATCTTTACGTTTGATAACTAGATCGTGATAAGGCTGACCCTCTTCAATGATCTCTGTATGCTCGATGACCTCAACATCATCATCGGATATAATAGCCATGAGAGAGACTTCATCGAGGTTCTGGTATTCTTCCCTTTCCTCTTCTTCGTAATCCTCCCACCAGACTTTTACAATTCCATTCTTGGATAACAGTGCATCAGTAAACCAAGAATAGAGAATCTCCCAACCCGGATTGTCTTTTGTAAAGACGTAATTAACGTAGTCTGAGGCCTGTTCTGCCATTTTTACGTCTTCCGGGCCGTGAGGACTGAATTTAACCATATCATCCCCGGATGCGAATACTCGCATAAGGGATGGTTTTATCCACTCAATCGTGTCCTGTACCGTAGAATCTACATACTGGCTTCTACCATCGACCTCATTTCCAAACGGAAGACCATAATAATACTGCATGGCCTGTTCTCTCTGGTGAGAGATAGTATCTCCCATATATCCCAAGGACTCGGTTATCTCTCCCCGAATTCTTGTGACCAGTTCTTCTTCTGTGATTTTAGATGATGCCATAATTTCTATATTCTAAATCCTGTGTCCATGCCGGGTCTGAACCAGACATGGCAAATCTCTGTGATTGAAATGCGTATCTTGTCGCACTGAGTAGGTCATCCCTTAATGGGACTACCTTTCCGTCTTTCCTATGATACATTCGGTACTCTTCAAACCAATCATTCAGAGTTCGGAATACCTTGAATTTACCCTCTTCCATCTTCTGAACCATAGCCATGAGACCTTCTTCTATGGAGTTTGAGCCTTTTACATTACCCAAAGCAGGTGGATTTGAAAAATGCTCTAACAGGAAATTACAACCCAGATTCCTGTATTGATCGGCTAAACCCGGATTTCCCATGCTATCCCTGCGATTTCCGTCATGCGGGTAGGCTATAGGAATAAAGTGCGGCCTCATCTT